ACCCGTCGTGAGGCCGAAGCCGCGAGAGTCAGGCAAGAGCAGATTGCCGCTGAGCAGCGTCGGTTAGAAGAGCAGCGTGTTGCTGAGGCAGCGCGTGTTGAAGCCGCTCGCGTCGAGCAGGAGCGTCAGGCTCAGGTTGCTCGTCAGGCTGAACTAGATCGCATTGCTCAGCAAGAGGCGGCGCGTCGGCAGCAAGAAGAGGCTGCAAGAGTAGCGGCAGAGCAAGAGGCAGCGCGTAAGGCTGAAGAAGAGCGCGTAGTAATTCCTAGAGAGGAAACCGTTGCAATCACTCCTGAACCGCCAGCCGCTCCGAGTCCGGTCATGCCTCAGGTTGAGACCGCTCCTGTTGCGCAGCCTTCCCCGCTACAACTTGCCGAATCAACCGAAGGCATCATGCCGACTGGCGAAACGGAAATTATTACTCCAAGGTCGCCCCTCGCTGAAGTAGCGGCATCTACTGCGCCGACTACGGCTCCTGAGTTTGATGTATCTAAACTGACTCCGGAAGAAGTTAATAGCATTTCAAAAGCCATGGGTATGGCGGGGCTGATTGACCCTAAAGCGTTTGGAAATATGTCTGTGGGCGACGCGGCCTTTGGCGGTGGCCCTCCGCTTGATGTAGGTCGCTATGAGCGAAACGTCGCCAAGGATGCGGTCGGCGGACAAGGTTCACTCTACGAAGAGGGTGCGCTAGAGGCGGCTAAGGAAGCGGCTAAAGATCCGTACAAAGGAATCTTTGGCTCTGCGCTCAAGGAAGCCGTTGCCGAAGATCCGAGTCTTCAGGGCATGGTCGATGCCAAGATCAACCGCGATTTGGCAAATCTTGCCAAGGTTGAAAAAGACTACGACCAGATGAAGCCGCTGAGCGATCTGCTCAAGGCCAACAAGTTCCAAGAGGCGTTTGCCTATGCGAAGGAACAGGGACTGACGGATCGTCTTCTCAAGGCAGATTGGTTGTCGCAACTGCGTCAGCCGTTTACCGAAGAAGAGATGCAGCAGTTCTATAACGCGATTCCGCCGGATTACGCGGGTAGTAGTTTTAACTTTGACCCGGCAAACGCATCCAAGCGTGCACTCACCAGCATGGGCGCTACGCCGCAATGGGCTGGGTATCCTGACCCGCAGGCTGCGTTTGTTCGCAAAGAAGACACCACCGTTAAAGATCTTGTCAAAGTCGCTGCGGCAGCGATGCTTACGGCTGGGTTTGCGCCGGGACTTGCAGGGGGTGCAGGTGGCGGTGCGGGGGCAGGCGCTGGAGCGGGCGCAGGTGCCGGTGCTGGAGCAGGGGCGGCAGGTGCTGGAGCGGCGGGCGCAGCAGGGGCGGCAGCAGCGGCTCCGCTTGCTGAAGTTGTCATTACCGCAACTAAACTTGGTTTAACTATCCCGCAAGCCGCTGCATTGTTAGGCGCAACGGGCGCAGCAACGGGGGCTTTGACTGGTGGTGGTACAGCAACAACGGCTGCGCCCACTCAACCAGCGCCTACAGAACCTTCTCCGCTTGAAGAAGTTGTAGTTACCGGAACAAAGCCTGTGCCTGTCGCTGGTCCATTGACGGGCGTTGTGGCAACAGTTCCTGAAATTGTTGAACCGCCGGTTAAGGCTCCGGTTGAACCCTTAGAGGAAGTGGTTATTGAAACCACTAAACCGACTGAACCGCCGCCGGTAGCGCCGCCTCCGCTTGCGCCTCCTGAAGTTGTGGAACCTACTCCGCCGGGGCCTCTTGAAGAAGTAGTCATTGAAACAACAAAACCCGTTGAGCCGCCGCCTGTTGCGCCGCCGGTTTTGCCGCCGCCTCCGGAAGTAGTTCCGCCTTCTGTTGAAGGCCCATTGGATGAAGTTTTAATTGAAACTACCAAACCCACGGAACCGGAACTTCCGCCTCCTCCGCTTGCACCACCTCCGGAAGTTACCGTTCCTCCAAGTGAAGGGGGGCCGCTGGATGAAGTTTTAATTGAAACTACCAAACCTATTGAGCCTGAGCTTCCCCCTCCGCCTCCGCTTGTTCCGCCGGGAACGGTATCTACGCCGGGACCACAAGGTCCGTTGGAAGAAGTGGTTATTGAGACTACTAAGCCAACTGAACCTGAAGTTCCGCCGCCGCCTTTGGGCATCCCAGAGCCACCTCCGATTGATGTCAAGCCGGAAGATATTCTTAAAGATTACAAGCCGACCGAGGTTAAAGAATCCCCGCTTGATCAGATCAAGAAGCTTCTTGGTACCTTTGAGGACTTCCAAAAACTTATGAAGTTGTTGGGTATGCTTGGGGTTGCGGGTTCTGCGGGTAAAGGCAAAACCGGAACTGGCGCAGCGCCCAGCAGTTTTGGCGGAGCGTTGCCTAAGTACGAGATCAAGCGTACCGCGCTCAAGCCGGATATTGATTACTACAACTATGGGTTTGGCCCCGAGGCGACGTTCTTTGAGGACAAGATGACTCAGGTTGCGCCGACTCAAGGCCCCGCTACTGGGGTAGTCAATCCGGAAGATGAGAACCGATTTGCCATGGGCGGCTTGGCCGCAGGGGGTCGATATGTCAGCGGTCCCGGCTCTGGCCGCGAGGACAAGATCCCGGCTCTCTTGAGCGACGGGGAGTACGTAATTGATGCGGAAACCTTGGCGCTACTGGGCGACGGGTCTCCGAAAGAGGGGGCGAAACGAATGGATAAATTCCGTGCTAACATCCGCAAGCATAAGGGTGACGCCCTCTCGCGTGGCCGGATTAGTCCAAACGCAAAATCGCCTAATAAGTATATGGGCGGAGGGTTGACTTAATGGCAAGCGCAGCAGGTCCGGATGCAAATCCTTTATCACCAACAAGCACCACACCAACAAGCACCACAGGTAGCTCTGGTGGGGGCAAAAACTTCGTAGACTTTTTGTTTGAAGGCAATGCGCCAAAACCGACCACGCTGACTAGCAGCACTTCTCTTCAGTTACCTGAGTGGTATACCCAGTACGTTACGGACATGCTGGGCCGTGCGCAGGCCGTTGGTGGACTGCCGTATACGCCCTATGGCGGTCCCAGAATCGCCCCCTTCACCGAGACCGAAAGAGCGGGCTTCGAGACCATCAAGAAAGGCGCAGGCGCTTATAAGCCGTTCCTGACTCAAAGCGGTGAGGCGCTTAGCAAGGCCGGGGAAATGACCGGCATGGGTGCCGCAGCAGGCGATCTCAGCCGAGCAGCGTCCATGAGCGGAGCCGGGGCAGCGCAGCCCTTCTTTGGCAAGGCAACAGACATGTCCGCTGTGGGCGCAGCCAAGCCCTACTTTGAAACCGGCATGTCGGCCATTGAGAGGGGCGGAGCAGGGTCGTCTGTTGCAGCGGCGCAACCATATCTGTCATCAGCCGCCCAACGGTTCCCTAGTGCCGTAGCCGAATACATGAACCCCTATATCAGCGGGGTCGTCGAAAGGATTGGCGACATTGGCGCTCGGCAGTTGCGCGAGAAGTATTTGCCCGAAGTGGGCCGCGAGTTTATCCAAGCCGGTCAGTTTGGCGTCGGCCCCGGCAGCACCCGCATGGGCGAGTTTGGTGCGCGGGCATTGCGCGACGTTCAAGAGGCGGTGTTGGGTGAGCAGGCCAAGGCGCTTCAAGCAGGCTACGGCGAAGCGGCAGAGATCTTTGGTCGCGATGTAGATCGCGCTGCGGCATTGGCTGGTACGGTCGGCAAACTGAGTGCCGATGATTACGCTCGTCTGCTGGAGAGCGGTGTTCGCATAGGGGACATTGGCGCTAGGGTAGGTCAGTTGACTTCCGACGATGCCTCCAAACTTCTTGAGATTGGCAAGGCGACGGGTACGCTTACGGCGCAGGATGCTGAAATGCTGGCGCGTATTGGCGAAACCAAAGGTAAGTTGTCGCTGGAGGATTCAAGAAACCTTCAGGAATTGTCCAAGCGATATTTGGAAACAGGCGAAAGTGCTCAGGAACTTGGCGTCCGCGAAGGCACTGCGGTTTCAAGCGTGGGCGAGAAAGAACGCTTGATGAACCAGAAGAATCTGGACTTGGCGTATCAGGACTTCTTGACTCAGCAGGGATACCCGGCAGAGCAGGTGAAGTTCTTGTCCAGCTTGTTGAGCAACATCAAGTTGCCAGAAACTCAAATTCAGAAGGAAGAAAAATTACCCACTGATTGGGAATATGGAACTACTGATTTCAGCAGACTTCTTGGCGGCATTGAAAGCATTGAGCAACTCTTAGACCTTCTTAAGGGCTTAGGCAAAGGCGGATAACCATGAACGACGAAGAAATGGATGAAAACCTTACTGGTCTTGGGGCACTTCAGTCGTCTCTCTCTCAAGCCATTCGAGGTGGCGGTCCTCTTTCCGATGTAATCTCTCGCTCTTTGAGAAAGGCAGGCGTTCCTGAGTCTATTGAAGCGGACTACGAACCGATGCCTGAGACTCAAGAAGAGGCGCGTCGTCGTGAGCCCGCTAGTACAACTCCGTTTCGAGATAGGTATATTGCTCAACTTGAAGAAGCCACTCAAAGACTTCTTGCACCAAAGCCTGAGCCAAAAACCATTATTGGAAAACTTGTTAGAGAGTTTGCGATCCCGACTGGGAAAAGCGGTGATTTTCTCGTTGCTCGGCAGGAGCGTGCTGAGAAAGAAATGCAAGATGATTTGAAGCGGCGGGAAGCCATTCTTAATATCCTTGGGAAGCAAACAGAACTTGAGCGTCAGAAGGCGTTGGATGAAGCCACTCAAAAACGATATGAGGCTGAAGAACAAAGAAGAATTGCTGAAGCAAACAAACCTAAAAACCTTCAGGCTGATGCGCAAAAAATTATTGATCTTCAGTCAATTGTTGACAGTAAAGATCCAAGCGTACCGCAATCTGCAAAAGACGCGGCTGCAAGAGAAATTTCTTCTATTGGAAGAAAAAATTCTCCAGAAGATCGAAGTATCTTAGGTCAATTGATTAGAGCAAATCAAATGTTAAGCAGCAAAAATCCTGAAGAGGTACAAGCTGCTCAATCATTTATTGCAAGATATAGCGGGTCAGGTAAATCATCTTTAACTCTTGCTCAAAAAACAAAAGATACTGCTATTAAAAATGCAAAAGAATTTCTTGCCACTGTTAATGACAAAGAAAGAGCCGCTGCATTTGCCGATCCATTCCCAAATGAAAGGCAACAAAAAATTAAAGATGCGGTAAGACTTGCTAATCAACCTACTTATGAAGAAGTAGCCACGAAAGGCGGTTTTTCAGTAGAGCCTTTTCCTGACGAAGACGAAGGTTAATAGGTAACTTATGGCAGGGTATGTCGTTACCGGCCCTGATGGTAAGCGTTACAAGGTCAGAGTACCTGAAGGCGCGACCAATCAGGACGCCATTGATTACGTCAAGAAAACTTACTATTCGGAACAGCCTCCTGCTGCGCCGGATGTAACAGTGACCAAAATTGGCGAGCGTGAGATTGAGCAACCTGCTGCGCCATCGCCTGAACCTCAGCCTTCTTATACCGAATCGCCGCTTGCGCGAGTTGTCCCCCAGCCTGCCTCGGGTTTACCGCCTGAAAAGCCAAAGACATTTACTGAGTTGGCTCTTGAACCAATTACAAGTTATCCGGAAGTCTACAGCCGGACAGTGGCTGAAAATGTCGGCCTTGCAAAAGAAGGCGCTAAGCAATTGGTTGAAGACCCGACAATGCTTGGTAAGGCAGCGGGTCTTGGCAAGACTGTGCTTGGTGGAATTACTTCTGTGCTTTCGCCTGTTGAGGCGGCGATTGAAACAACTGTTGCAGAGCCTGTATCAAAAGCCACCGAAGGGACAATCCCAAAGGAAACGGCTCAGACCGTAACCGAACTTGCATTGCCATTTACTCCTAAGTCAAAGCTGGTCAAGCAAGGCGCAAAGACTATTGAGGATGTGGTTAAGATCGACCCAACCTATGCCTCTGCCGTCAAACAAACCGAGCGGGCTGCGGATGCTGAAGTTCGTGCTGCTTCAATGGGTCCCAAGCCGACGCCCGAGCAGTTGAAAGGTGGTATTGCGGCAAAGCCTATTGAGTTGTATCAAGAGTACGTTGGTCGTCCTGCAATTGAATTTGCCAAGCGCAATCCACTTTCTGTAGCCACAGGCGCAGCCTCCTCGGCCTTTGGTCTTGAAACTCTTGAAGAAGATGCGCCAGTTAGCGATCAACTTATGGCCGCAGCCCTTTATGGCTTGGCTGGATTTGGCGGCGCAAAAGGCGCTAAGGCTGTTGCAGAGAAAATTCCGCTTGGCGATCAAAACGTAGCCGAGTGGTTCTCTCGCGGGGTCATTGATAATTATGGTCTGCCGCAGGACTATCTTGACGTTAAGGCCAATGCCAAGACGTTCAAGAACCAAATGTCTGAGGACTTTTTGGATTTGGTCAAAGACGTTAGAACGCTGCCGGACAACGAGCGTAAAGTTCTTTATTACTTGATGCAGGGCGAAGAAGTCCCAGTAGAGTCTTTGGCTGGTCTTAATAACAGGGCTAGAGAAACCATCACTCGTTACGGGCAGAAGATGGTAGACGTTGGGTTGCTCAGCCCAGAGACGTTTAACAAAAACGCTGCAACATATTTGCACCGCGAGTACACGACTAAGCTTAAGCCGCAGAGTTTGATTGAGCGGGCTACTCAAAACCTGAGATTAATTGGCTCAGAACTAAAGCCTCGCGGCGTAGTCGTGGATGTCACCGAAGATGAACTGCCCAAGTTTATTGAGCAGGGATGGGAACGCTTTGGTGATTCCAAGAGCGGCAAGGTTCGCGTTCGTCGCCAGTTAACTAAAGAAGAGCGTCAGGCCAAAGGCGAAATTGACGATGCGGCTTTTGCCATTGCTCGTACTGGTCAGCTGATGTCCAATGACATTGCGACCTATAAGCTCTTTGACGACATCTCTAAGATGGATCAGTACGTCAGCGATGTTCCTAGAGAAGGCTTTGAGCAAGTCACGACTGACAAACTTAAAGGAACTAATATCGCTAAGTTTGGCAACCTTGCTGGAAAGTACGTTGACCCAACGGTGCTTAACGATCTTAAGTCAATTGACTTCTCAAGAAGCCTGTCAAGAAACCCTGCGTTCAAAACGTATCAGCAGTTGCTTAGGGCATGGAAAATTGGCAAGACCGCTTTGAATCCTGCGGTTCATGTCAACAACATTATGTCCAACTTCATGCTCTACGATCTTTCTGGTTCAGACTGGTCAAGTCTTGCGCGTGCAGCAAATGAAATTCGTAAAGGTAGTGACAGCGAAGCATACGAGCAAGCCAGAAAACTTGGCGTGTTTGACGCGGGTTTTTCTTCTCAAGAACTAGGCCGAGAAGGCAAGCAGATGCTGGATGAGTTAGAGACCATTAATCCGGCTACGGACAATATAGATAAGATGTTCAGAGTGGCTAACGCTGGATGGAAAAAGACCGGCGGTAAAGTCATTGATGCTTATCAAGGTGAAGACAGCATCTTCAGGTTTGGCATATTCATGGACCGGCTAAAAGCGGGAATGTCTCCAGAAGATGCCGCTGCCGAAGCCAAGAAGTGGTTGATTGATTACGAAATCAATGCGCCAATTGTTCAAGCCATGCGCAATACGACACATCCGTTTATTGCGTACAGCTACCGTGCGGTGCCATTGCTTGCAGAGTCTGCTGCCATGCGTCCATGGAAGTACGCCAAGTGGGCTGCGCTTGGGCATGCTGTGAACGAATACGGTGAAGCGGAAGGTGCTGGCGATACTGAACTTGAGCGCAAAATGCTGCCGGAGTCGCAGAAAGGTACGTGGTTTGGCGTGCCGGGTATGCCGCCAACGATGATTAAGTTACCGACCGAAGAGCGGTCAGAGTATCTTGATGTCAAACGATTTGTTCCGGGCGGCGATGTGTTTGCCACCACCGAAGCAACGGGGCGACGGTTTGAGTTTCTCCCGCAAGCACTTCAGCCGGGTGGCCCGCTCTTTGACGGGTTTACCATTTTGTACGAAGGCAGAGACCCTTTTACTGGTCGCGATCTGCCGGGTCTAAACATTGGCAAGACCGAAGCCGAGGTTCGCGCTAACAACGCAGCCATCAAAGCCAGCAAGTTCATTACATCTTTGCTTCCTAACCTGCCCGGTATCCCCGGCGCACCGGCTACGGAGAAATTTAAACGCGCTGAAGCCGGAGCAGAAACGGTTACGCAATCGCCCATTACAACCACCGATGCCGTGCTTCAGACCTTTGGTATCAAGGTCACGCCGGTTGATGTGGACAAACTGACTGCGCAGCAACAGTTCGCCATGGTTCGGGAGCGAGATGCCTTGTCTAAGGTATACCTTGATGTTCAGAGAAAGTACGAGCAAGGACTTCTTTCGGAAGAAGAGTTCACCAAGGCATCGGATGATTACTTGGATCGCATTCAAGCCTTAAGCGACAAGTACGCTAAGCGGATGGAACCTACTGAAAAAAAGGCCGACGGCGGCGTTGTCTACACCCCCGCTGAACAGGATTTGCTAAGACGCTATCGTGATGGAGGTGTTGTTGATTCAGAGCGTCAATCAATCGTAAACGAAATAAGGAAAACCCCTTGGTTCAGCGAATTTGTTAAGCAGTACGGTGAAGAGCCGGACTTATCTGAAAATGCTGACTACGATTACATCACCGCTTGGAAGTCAGGAATTAGACCCCAGCGTGACCCGTATGATAAAAATCGTTTTCATTGGTCATCCATGACTTCAGAGGGAAAGCTTCTTAAAAAACCGGGACATCCGACGCTTTGGAAAACTACTTTCATGGAGCAAACGGGAATAAACCCAGATGCAATTGGCATAAAAAACGAACAGCAAGCGCAGGAATACATCAAAGCGCAGCGCGTAAAAAAAGCCAAAGGCGGTCCAATCTACACTCATGCCGAACAGGACTTGCTAAGACGCTACTCAAGCAGGTAGAGTCAAGCCTATGAAAAAGCGGGAGAAGTACATCCCCGTCCAGATCGAGGATGGGAAGTGGTACCGCATGAAGGGTTACACGCACACGGAGTGCTGTGACTGTGCGCTTGTACACAAGGAAGAGTTCCGGGTCATCGACGGCCATATTGAGTGGAAGGCCGAGAGAGACGATAAGGCCACGGAAAAACGCCGTAAGGAACTAGGCATCAAAATCACCAAGAAGTAATCATGCCCAGATATACAGACGATCAAGAATTTATAGAGGCTTGGAAGCGGTTCGGAAAAGCAAGTTTAGTTGCTAAGCACTTTGACATGGATGTCAGGTCCGTCTACGACAGGCGACGTTCATTGGAGCAGAAGTACTGCATATCCCTTGAAAGCAGTAGAAGGAACCCTGCTGCCACAAGCCAAAAGAGCGTAGTGGGAAATAAACTAAACGAGTTAGCTAAGATCCGTCAGGATAAATACGAGTCGGAAATGGTTGATGCCGTGACCGATGGGGTCATTCTCGTGGCTTCGGACTGCCACTACTGGCCCAGCATCGTGACCAAGGCGCATCAGGCGTTTTGTAAGTTGGCCAAGGAACTGAAGCCGAAGATGGTGGTGCTGAACGGCGACATCTTGGACGGTGCTCGGATCAGCCGACACGCTCGCATCATGTGGGAAAAGCAGCCGCAGATGAAGGACGAGATCGCTGCCGTGCAGGATCGGTGCGCTGAGATCGAACGAGCGGCTTCAGGAGCCAAGTTAGTCCGCACCATTGGTAACCACGATGCCCGGTTTGAGAATTACCTGTCGAGCCGCGTGGGCGAGTTGGAAGAACTAACCGGCATGACCCTGCTGGATTACTTGCCCCGCTGGCGTGCGGGTTGGTGCATTCACCTCAACAACCAGACGGACGGGTGGACCACGATTCGGCATCGCCCTGTTTCGGGCGGTATCCATTCGGCCTATAACTCGACGCTCAAAGCAGGCGTGTCATACGTACACGGGCATCTGCATAAACTCTCTGTGACCCCGTGGTCAGATTACCGTGGCCGTAGATACGGTGTAGACACCGGTACCATGGCTGAGCCGTATGGTCCGCAGTTCAACTACACCGAAGCGGGACCGGTCAACTGGGCCTCGGGGTTTGCGGTACTCACGTTCTACAAGGGTAAGCTCTTGCAGCCGGAACTCTGTGTCGTAGAGCACGGTGAGGCATGGTTCAGAGGGCAGAAACTCTAATGCGTTGTACGCAATGTAAGTACTTCGTCAAGACGTACGAAGGCGAGGGGTGGTGTTCTCACCCGAGGTATTCTGAACTCGTCATTCTCTCAACGGGCAGCGAACCCTGCCGGGGCAACGGCTACATCACGGGAAGCGAACGATCTCCTGCTCCGATGCCTGTTGCTGAAGAGAGTCCACGTAAGCCGTAACGATGGCTTCGATGAATTCGTCAAAGCGGTCGGGCGTGAACTGCATAAAGTCATACACCCCGTAGGCTTCGATGAAGTGTCCCGCTGCGACAGCGGCTTCATTTAAAGCGGTTCGTTCATTCGGTTGTTTGTCAATCATGTAAGCGTCCATGCAGCGCATGCTGCAAAATCTTGCGGGTTTCTTACTTCTTCCGGGCGGAGGCATATACAGGTACCCCCGCTCCTTCCTGCGGCAGATTGGGCACGAACCGAAAGTCGGTAATTTCTGTGTACTTGCCGTTTTTAGATACTTTGATTTCATCGGGCTTCAGTAATGTGTGGGCTTTAGCAAGGGCGTCGGTCGTGCTGGTTGGAAGAACACCGGGGCCAGCCATGCGTCGCTGCCACCACTTGCGGGCTTTCTCCAAAGGGTATCCCTTGTGGTCAAAGAAGACCCACTCACGGTACACCACCAATCCTGAGCGGTATTCCACTCGCATGGAGTCTGGGCTACCCGGCTTCGGGTGACGGCGGTAAGCAATCGCGTTGACCTTGACCCACTGCGCAGGGATTGCAGCAGCCATCACCGGCAGCGTCGTTGCCGTGCGATCAATCTCCACTTCCCGTGGGGGCCACTCGTACCCGCAGTCCAAGCACTCCATGGCCGCAGCGTGGACAATACTCTTGCACTCAGGACAGGTCTTGGTTGGAGCAATGCCTTCTTCGGTGGACTTGCGGGGTCTCTTGGGATTGATCCGATCCACCGGCCCATGTCGAGCGACGTTGCCTGCAAAGTCCAATACCAAGCAGTCGGCCTTGCCGGGATGGTTACGCATGCCACGGCCCATGATCTGTACGTACAGCCCTACCGACTGGGTAGGTCGAAGCAGCGCCACAAGATCCACGCAAGGCGCGTTAAAGCCCGTGGTCAGGACGCCCATAGAAGCCAGCGCCTGAATGCGCCCCGCTTTGAAGTCCGCCACAATGCGGTCTCGTTCGGTTTTAGGGGTCTCCCCGAAGATGGTCTCACAGGTAATCCCGTAGCCCCTGACCAACTCGGCAATGTGAGTGGCATGGGAGACGCCGGAGCAAAAGAGCAGCCATGACTTACGGTTCTGCCCAAAGGCTACAATCTCGCGGACGACCGACTGGTTTACGTCCTTCTTGTCTACCGCTCGCTCTAGTTCACCGGGAATAAACTCGCCGCCTCGGGTGGCTACGCCGCGTACGTCCAGCAGGGTCTTGGGTTCCTTGGAGACCAACTTGGTGAGATACCCCTGCTTCACCATGTCCGAGAGCGGAGCTTCGTAAGACACATCCGTGAAGAGTGCATCGCTGCCTCCGCACAGTAACCCGCTGTCCAAGCGATATGGTGTAGCAGTCAACCCAATCACCCGAAGGTGGGGGTTCATCGCCTTCAGAGTCTTTAGGAACTTTTGGTACATCGTGTTGGTCTTACGCGGGATCAGGTGCGCCTCATCAATCAGGCACAGATCCACCTTCGTGAACTTGGTCGCATGCTTGTGCACCGACTGTATCCCACAGAACACAATCGCCGGGTCGTAGTCGCGCTGATTTAAACCCGCAGAGTTCACTCCCGCCGGGGCCTCGGGCCACAGACGCATCAACTCTTCATGGTTCTGGCGGATCAGTTCCCGTACGTGCGTCACCACCACGATCTTGCTGTCGGGCCAGTTGGCCAAGACCTTGCGGCAAAACTCCGCAATCACAAAGCTCTTGCCGGTGCCTGTGGGTAGCACGATCAGCGGATTGCCGTCGTTCTCAGCAAGGTACTTGAACGTATAGTCAATGGCTTCGTTTTGATACGGGCGTAAGGTAATCACGAGTTCAATCCTGATCGGGGTGTCTTACTGATGATGTACTTGGCCAGCGTCTGTACTTTCAAAAATTCAGTCGTCGAATCACTGAGCAGCATGGCGTGTGCGTACACATCCAGTGCTTTCAGAATCAAATACATCTCTTCTCCAGAAAACGAGAATTCATCATCGTCCTCTACGAGCGGCTCCGGTTTGTCCATTTGGTTCCATCTTTAAGCGTGTATTCCACCCAGCCCTCACCGTAGTCGGTCTGTTCTCCCGGTACAAGATTGGGGTGAAACAAGTGATCGTTGCAGCCTGCGCGTTGCATCGGGTCGGTGAGAAGGTGGTCATGCTTCTCGCACTTCCATGTACCTTCTGGCAACGGCGTCGAGTACATGCAAGTCCGACACGACTTCTGCGTTGGCATCTCATCGTTGTGACACAGCCCATGGAACGAGCAGTACTTGCACTCGTGCCATGCAGGTTCGTTTGAAATCTTACTCGGGGGCCTCGGTGCAAAGACAATGCGCTTGGCCTTGTCGATAAACTTCTGGGCATCGCCTTCTGAGTATTCGGTGCGGATGCTTACAATGTCGCGCACACCGGGACTGCCCACAGTCATGTAATGACGCTCGGCTTTGAAGTAGTGCATATACACTTGAGCCTGAGCGTAGTAGACGTAATCCCATTCCTTGAGCGCGTTCTCTTCGCCCTTGCTGATCTTCAGCGACGAAACCTTTTTGAACTTCTGCTCGTTGACGATCTTGCATTCCCAGACATGAAGTTTCTTTGGGGATTGCAAAAGACCGGTGATGAGTCCGTCACAGTTGCCACGGAAGTGACCGCCGTGGTCTTGAAAACTGTGCTGGACACCGGGTTCCTTTTCCGTGGAAAGATCAACTCCGGGTACTAACCGTAGCCAATCTGCCAATACCTTTTCGCCCCGGTGCCCATCTTCAATTCGGCGTAGCCCAGCGGCTTCGATAAAGCCTTGCTTGGCCCAGCGGAAACTGAGCCACAGTCTACGCTCACAGTTCTCGCCAATGCTAGAGGCACCGAGATACATTCGGGGGGAGCTGCGCTGCGCCTCTTCCAAGGCAGCATCAAGCGCAAGCAGTGTCGGATCTTGCAAGTCGGGTATTTTGACCATGATTTAAAGCGGCACGACACCCCAGAGCGGTTCAGCTAGGGGGTTAATCAATACACCCTGAGGTGCCGTGCCTACCTGTTACTTCTTGTGACGTTCCCAAGGCTTAGCAGCCGGAGCCGCCGGAGCCGCTGGTGCCGGTGCCGTAGCAGCCGGGGCTGCGTTCAGCGGAAGGTACTTCGCATTGTTTTGCAAAGAACCGTCCTTGCTCTCGGTGACCTTGAGTACGACCTTGAGCGGCTTCATGTGCAACTGCTCAGAGTCCTGAAGCGCAACCAAACCCACAGCGTTACAGATCGCAGAGAGCTGCCGGTTAGCAATCTCTACGGCCTTGGCGTTGTCATTGAAAAGGTTGAGCCTCTCAAAGTACTTACCACGCACGGGGCCACTCAGGATGTCAAACTCCAGCCAGAGGTACTGACCGGTGCCCGACTTGGTGGTACGCATGTCGCTGTTTACGACTTGCATGGTGTATTCGCCCGTCGGTCGCGGCTCGTAACCGCTTTGCTGGCTGGGGACTTCTGAAGCGTTAAAGTTTAACTTGGCCATTTTACTCTCCTACGATTTGTGCCATTGAATTTCCGAGGGCTTCAGCAAACTTGCCGTAGTCCAGCGGGAGGGTGTCGGGTAGCGACCAGCGAGACTTCGCCTGCCAGCCCGGACGTTCTTGGGTATAAAGTACACGGTTACCAGTCCCAACGGCGCGGGTAACTTTCTGGTTAAAGCCGACATCCGACTTCACCGTGCTGTACTGCTGATTGGCGAACATCATAATGTCGCACCACTCGCTGACCAGACTTGCGCTGCCGTGATGCAGGTCAAGCTGATAGCGGTCGTACGGATCAGCCAGCGGGTCATCGAATCTACGAACCTGCGAGTGTGCAAGCAGAATGACTTGCATGTTCTTGTCGGAACGCAGATGGTCAAACCCATCCAGCAGTTGTCGCCAGTAATCGGCAGCGGCTTTATAACCACGTCCGTAACCGATGGCGTCGATAGTCTTGACGTTGTTGTCTTGCGCAACACGCTTCTGGATCAACTGCTCGGCCCAGTCTGCGCTGTCTAGCACGACGGTTTGAAAGTCGTGACTCTCTCCAGCGAGAACGCCGATGCATTCCAGAATGTCATCAAAACTTTGGCAGAGCGGGAACGCTGTTGCAGAGACAGCATCAAGGCCCTCCTCAGTCTGGATGAACACAGGCTCCGGGGCTTGCGCCGCGAAGGTGCTTTTGCCGATGCCGTGTGTGCCGTACAAAACAATACGCGGCGGACGAGCGGTGCCAGTCTTCTTGAGACTAGCAAGTGATATAGCCATGGTTAGACTCCCAATTCAATTTTGACGTAGGTTTTAGCGGGTACAACAGTGAGCGCACTGCTCAAGAGGCGATAGAGCTGCGGTTCGTTGTTGGCGAGGTACTTGACCCCGGTCACATCGACTTCGCGCACCATCCTCACCGGGTGCATGGACGCCGGAATCTTCGATGCAACGTGAGCATCAAATGCCTTCCAGTCGATCTTGCGGATGAGTTTGCCTTCGATGGTGATCTTGTAATCACCGACAGCGTGCTTCTCTTGCCCCTCTTCTTTGGAACCGAGGACAGCAATCAGTTCTTCTTCCAATTCAATCCGCTTTGCTTTGGCTTCAGACTCAGCCTGCTTCGCGGCCCAAAGATCATTTGCTATTTCAATTTCATTTCGCATATTTACATCTCCACATTGACTGGACAATGCCAGTGATTGAGAGGTTATACCCCCTTGTGACGGAATGCAAGGGGTGGCAATATGTCACCCAAGTTGGGGGCAATTTGGAGGATCAATGACGCTGAATGAATACATGAGACGAAAGCGCTTGACACAGGAGCAGTTTGCTGCCTTGGTCGGGTGTACCCGTACCGCTGTCACAAGATGGCTTGCGGGTAGCCGTGCTCCGTCGCCCCAGTGGGTGGCCATAATCCTGCGGAAAACCAAGGGTTCCGTGAAAGTGCAAGACCTTCGTTCGGTCGCCTCAGTAGGGCCGGGGTTTAAACTGCACGATGCCTTGGTGCGCAGGGGTTTGACCATCCAAGAGGCGGCGAAACGTATCGGCATTTCGCGCAATACCCTTGCTGCCTATATCAAGGATTCCCTGCGGCCCACAAAAGATCACGCTCAAAAAATTAAGCGAGAGTTTGGAGTAACCCTATGATTGACATCGTGTTCCATGGCACACCCATTGGTAAATCCCGTCCGCGCTTCGGTCGCACCAAGGCCGGTGGTGTGGTGACGTACACACCGCAAAAGACTCGTGATTACGAACGAGCACTCAAGTCGTTTGCACAAGTTGCGATGATAGGCAAGACCGTGTTAGAAGGTCCTGTCAAGGTTACGATCACGGCGTACTTCTCCCATAAGACCAAAACGGGATGGCACGTTTCCCGACCCGACCTCGACAATATCGTTAAAGCAGTTCTTGACGCGCTGAACGAAGTCGTATTTGACGATGACGCAGCCGTGTGTGAACTCGTCGCTGCAAAGAAGTACGACAACGAAGAGCGCATAGAGGTTCAAGTCGTCAATGTCTGATCAATTCATGTTTGAGCATGGTGCGAAGCTGCTGGATGCAGGCTACACCATTGTTCCGATTATGCCGGGGACCAAGAAGCCCGGACGGTATGACAATGGCCAGTGGTTTGACATGCCACGCTGGACGACGGTCGATAGTTCACGCTCGCACATTGACATCTGGGAGAAGTGGCCCGATGCAGGCGTCGGTATCTTGACCGGCAAGGTCGTTGCCATTGATGTCGATGTGCTTGATTCATCCGTTGCCATCGCGGTCGGTAACACCATCCAAGAGAAACTCGGCAAGACCGACTTTGTACGCATCGGCAAATCCCCCAAGGCGTTGTACCTGTACCGCACCAACGAGCCGTTCTCCAAGATCAGCCTACACCCGATTGAAGTGCTTGGGGTTGGTCAACAGTTCGTTGCCTATGCCATACACCCCGAGACGGGTAAGCCGTACCAGTGGCCCTTCTCTGCGCCGCACGAGGTACCGCTAGAGTCGTTGCCTCTTGTGACGCACCAACAAGTGCTGGAGGCTTGCGAGGCGGCGTACAAAACCCTGCCGCCCAACCTGAGACGCTCGCGGCTCCAGCAAACCATCATCCCTGACAAGGATGTGAGAACGTCCATCGAGGGCCTCACGGGTACACTCGCTGCCGTTCAAGATGCACTCAAGTTTGTACCCAATCCAGATCTTTCTTGGGACGATTGGAACCGCATCGGTATGGCCGTCTACTGCGCCACCGAAGGCAAAGGCTTCATCGTGTTTGACCAGTGGTCACAAGCCTCCGGCAAGTACAACAGCCTTGAGACACGGCAGCGGTGGGATCACTACGGCAAGTCGCCGCCCTCCAAGATCGGAGCCGGTACGCTCTACTTTTTTGCTCAGCAAAACGGCTGGGTACCTGCGCCGCATTTAAATCTGAATCCGACCAAAGAAGTGCGGGTGGATCTGACGGGACTCACCGAAACCAAGAAGTTCACCAAGAGCAACCGCTCCAACTTCCCGAACGAATGGTTTGAAAGCCCCTCGCTCGTGGGTCGCGTCACGCGCTGGATTTTGTCATGCTCCCAGCAACCGCAGCCGACCTTTGCGTTGATGAATTCCATCTGCATGTTTGGCGCAATCTTCGGGCGACGGTACGCGATGAGTTCGTTTGGTACCCGTTGCAACATCTTCTCCATTGCGGTGGCCACACCCGGTGCCGGTAAAGATCACTCGCGTCAGAAGGTCAAGAAGATTCTGGAGGACGCAAACTTAAGCAACTACATCTCAGGCGACCGCTTCTCATCAGGCGTTGCGATTCTACGCACCCTGCACGATTTCCCCTCGCGCATCTCCCACCTTGATGAGATGGGCCTCTACCTTCAAAGCTTGACTGCCAAGAATGCAGCGGGTCATCAGCGCGACATCATCAAGACTTTGCTTGAGATTTACTCCAGCAGCGGTGGCACCTATCACGGCCAAGAGTACGCCGACAACAAAGACCGTAAGCGTCTTGACATCAAGCAACCGAACTTCAACTTCTTTGGCACCACGACGCCTTCGTCGCTCACCAAGGCACTAACGTTTGAGATGCTGGATAACGGCACCATGAGCCGCATTCTGCTTATGCCTTCGTTCGAGGAATACCCCGACAGCCAAGTGCCCGACGGCGGACAGAGCCCACCCGAAGACATCATCCGCGATGTCATTGAAGCAGCATCGGTGGTACCCGTGGGCATCGGTAATCTTTCAAACATTCAGCACGTCGCGAGTTCCGATGTCGTACCCATCCAAGTTAAGTGGGAAGACGATGCCTTTGACGAGTACAACAAACTCAAGGAATGGCAGATTCAATGCGCTCGTAAGAAAGACTATCTCTGGGTGCGCTTTGCAGAGATCTCGGTGAAGCTCGCCATGATCGAAGCCATCGCCCGTAACCCGCATACCCCTGTCATTACATTTGAAGTAATGAAGATGGGTGCAGATCTTGCGCGGTGGTCATTCAACTACACCGCTGAACTCATGTACCGCGAGGTGGCAGAGAACGAAATCGAAGCCGCGCACAAGCGAATCCTCAAGCTCATTCGCGATGCAGGCAAAGAAGGTATGAGCGGTACTCAACTCGCCAAGGCTTGCCAAGGCATGAAGGCTCGGGATCGGAACGAGTATCTCAATACGCTCTTGGAATCGGGCGACATCATGGAGGACATCATTAAGCCAAACGGCCCCGGTCGTGAGCGGCGGGTATACAAAGTACGCAGGTAAAAAAATGCCCCGGAGAGGGAGTGCTCAATCCGGGGCCAATCCCGTCATTAACAGGAGATAGCACAATCAAACTGTATCAGACCTTCGATGCCTTATCAAGTTCGTCCGCAGCGCGGTTGCAATACCACGCGGCCTTGCGTAAGTCCTCTGCATACTTGCCCTTCTTCGGGCGGCTGGCGTACTTCAATACGTTGCCCACGCAATAAGCCACGAACTGCTCTTTGCCCAGCACCGCACGGATATAGTCAATGGTTTCGATTCCACCCTGCTGGTAGTGCTCAGGGTGGTTGACCGGATCACTCATCTGCTTTCGCCTGCTTTGCTTTGGCCTTACGCTTCTTACGACGGGCTGCGACCATCTTCTTGTAATGGTCCGGGCTACGGCGCTTCTTTGCACCCGTTGCCGCTGAGCCACCCTTGCGTCCAATCTCAGCAAGGTATTCCCTGATCGCCCCAGTCGTTTTATTTGTCTCTCTTACTCGCATCTATTCTCTCCATCAAATAACCAATCTCTGCCTTGAGCGTCGTGATCTCTGTCTCCAGTACCGACGCTTCGGTCCACATGCCTCGTTGTCTAACAGCCGCCAAGGCATCCCTGACTTTCTGATTCTGGTTCTGTCCGTAGCCCCACGGTGCAGCCGAGAGTTCCTTCTTCCATGAACCCGGCGGGGACTCGTTATCATACATAAAACAACCCTCTTGTGTTAGAAGTTTAGTTTTTGTCCACCAAGATCAAAAGCAAATACAACAACACCGCATCAATCAGTTCGCCGCCCAAGAGCCACGATGCCGCAACGCACAATGCTGCCAGCGCCACGGTCGGGAACCAGCTCATGCGTTCTTCATCACATGAATCTCATACGCCACGGCTTCAATCTGCGGCTTCCAAGAGGCAGTCACATAGTCCCTTGGGAAGATCCGCACCGAGGGGTACCAGAGGCTACGGTCGCCGTCCTTGTTGCCCCAGTACCACAACTTGTTCGCATCCATCAGCATGACGGGTACGCCCAATGCGCCAGCCATGTGAACCGTGGAGCTGCTAATGGAAACGATGACATCGCACGCTGAGCAAAGCGCTGCCAAACCGTCCAAGTCTTTCCAGCAATCCACCGAGGACTGCATGATCTTCACACCATGCTTGGCCTCAAAGTCCGCGAGATCTTGCTTGACGTGGCCGTATTGCAAGTTCACAAACTTCACGCCCGGTATCGAAAAGATCGGCATCATCTCTGCGAGTGACATGCTCTTGTGAGGGCCGATCTTCATCGCTGAACTAATCCACGACACCCCGACCACAAAGTCATCGTCCGTAATACCAAGCTCTTCGCAGATCGCCTTCGTCTTGGCGTCGTCCGCCTTCAAGAAGTTACGCTTGGCGTAGCGGGTGATGTCTTCCTTGGACTCAATCAACGATGCCCCGAGACTCGCAAAAGGAATCTGCGTCTCGTGCTTGTCTGCCGGAACCTGCGAGGTGTTCGGGATGAACTCAATGTCCGGCATTGACCGTGAGAAAAGCGGAATCAAACGCGGCTCCACCATCGCCGTCATCTGTCCGGACAATGTACGTACAGTCGGAAGCAACGTGCCGTAAATGATCTGGTCCCCGATGCCCTGCTCGCCCCACACCAGCACC